ATCAATCGTGTGACAACCTATCCCGATCAAGATGCAGTAGTAGAAGTGTTTGGTGAGTTTCGTCCGCTGCCAGAGATTAGGAACTACTTCGAGCTTCATGTAGGCGATGAGACAACCACAGGAATTAGGTATGCGAATGTTGCGCTGGTTCCATCATTGTATAGACTTGATGTAAACTTCTTCCTTGACATCACTCCAATGGATACTTGAGGACGGAGACACAATACATGCCCATTGCCCAATTCAAGTTTGAGCAAATGCTGCCAAGTGCGCGGCTCAATGAAATTGTGGATGCAGTCAATGCACTAGACACAGCGAAGACACTTGGCTGGCAAACGAGTGTCGGCGTTGTTAACGCGATTGGTGCAGGCTTGTCGCTGCTCGGTGGAACACTGTCTTCATCTGTTGTGCAATCATGGACAGCAGCAACGATTGACAGTCTTGGCGCTGGAATAGAGATTGCTGGCACAACGCTGTATGGATCGTGGCAAGCTAGCACGGTAACTAAACTAGCTACTGGCTTGTCTATTGCTGGCACAACACTGACGCCACAATGGCAAGCAGGAACAATCACTGCCGTTGGAACAGGACTTACGATTGACGGCACTACACTAAAAAGCACGATCACGGCGTCTGATTGGACTGCTGATGCTGTAGACACTGTGGGAACAGGACTTGGTGTTAGTGCAGGAACTCTGTCTGCGTCGTGGCAAGCTGGTTCTGTAAAGACACTTGCTACAGGACTATCTATCAGTGTTAATACACTCACTGCTGATTGGCGAACAACGGCTGTTACAAGTCTCGGCTCAGGACTAAAAAACGTGGCTGGTGTGCTCATTGCTCCGGCGCCAGTTATAACGGTCGCAGGCACCGCAGCAGTGAATGAGTTGCAGATTATTGTGTGGCCCGCAACATACTCGTTTGTCCCCTTCTTCTGAGGAATACACACCATGGCTGCAAACATTGTTCCCATCTTTCCGCTTGTTCCTGTAGTTGCCTGGGGAACCATTCTCACGGCAAACACGGCGAAAGACGGCACGGGCACTACTTCAACGATCTTCACCGCTGGGGCTGATGGTGCTATTGTGCAGCGTGTAAGGGCATCGGCACTAGGAACAAACACTGCTTCTGTCTTACGCATCTTTGTGAACAACGGAAGCACGCCAGCTACAGCAACGAACAACACCTTGTTTGCAGAGATTTCTTTGCCCGGCACGACACTTTCAGAAGTCGGTAGTCTTATCCCCATAGATGTTGCGTTGAACCTTCCACTACCCGCAGGATATAGGCTCCTTGCTGCAATTGGCACAACTGTTGCAGCAGGGTGGGCTATTACCGCTGTTGGAGGTAGCTTCTAATGTTCTCATTATTCCCTGGCATGGGAAGTGGACTACCAGCAGAAGCACATGTTACTACGTTCCGAGGATCGTCTACTGGTGTAGGCTGGCAGACATGGCAACGTCCAGCGGGTAAGTCACTACTTTATGTGTATGCGTGGGGTGGTGGTGGTGGTGGCGGTGGAGGGGGCGGCGGTGTTGCTGCAATTGCTGGGGGGGGTGGGGGCGGTGGTGCAGCATCACTTGTAGGTTTGTTCTCGCTTACTTTATTGCCAGAAGTGTTGTTCGTGCTTCCTGGCCTTGGTGGTGCAGGTGGCAATGGTGGAAACAATACAACGGGAGGCAGCGGTGTTGTTGGAGGCACGACGCTTGTTGGTGTTGCTCCATATAATGTAACACATAACTTGCTTGTATCTGTTGCTGGTGGTGGCGCTGCGGGTGGTGGTTCTGGTGGTGGTGGAACGGCTGGTGCTGCATCTGCCGCGACAACGATTGCAAGCGCGCGTCTTCTTACACTTGGCCTATTTCAATCCAATGGTGGGCTTATCGGTGCAACAGGTGGAACAGGCGCAGGTGTTGGCACAACTCCACTTCCCGGTGTGATGAATGGTGGTTGTGGTGGTGCAGGGGCAACAGGCGGTGTAGTTGCTACAGGCGGTGGATGGACAGGACAAGCGACGAGTTTGTTTTACCCAACGGCGGGACTTGTGCTAACTGGTGGTGTTGGTGGCAATCCTCCTGAGGCGGGTAGTGGTGGTTGGTGCAGCTTGAAAGAAGCGACATTCTATCCGGGAAGGGGTGGCGGGTCTTCGATCACTACTACTGTTCCCGGTGGTCGCGGTGGTGATGGTGCGCCGGGAACGGGTGGTGGAGGCGGTGGTGCAAGTAACTTCGCTTCTAATGTCGGTGGTGCAGGTGGACGTGGTGGCGAGGGTAGTGTAACCCTCATAGCAATATAAGGAATACAGCAATGGCTGGCGAACAAGGCTATGATGATGGTCGCAATGCGGGTGCAAATCCTGGGAATGTTGGTGACATGGGAGCATTCTTTCGCTCTCTGTTTTCACCAACAATGTCAGAAGGAATGGTGCAGCCTGTTGCACCGCCAATAGCGCCTGGCACTCCTATGAATGCACCCGGCGTTTCTCCTGTTGGTGTTTCTCCTGCTGGTGCTTCTCCCCTTGGTAGACGTTCCGCAGGACCACCTACAGGGGCACAAGGGCCGCTTCCTGGTGTGCCTCCTGGTAATCCAATGGCAACTGTTGCTAACTCAACGACAGACAATGGTGCTGCACCCGGCGGCATTCCATGGCAGCAATTGCTTACTGCGGTAATTGGTGCAGGTGGTGGTGGTGCGCTGCTTGATGCGTTGATGCGTAGTGGGCGTGGAGGGACTACAGTAGGTAATGCTGATAGTGCAAACACATTGCACGGTGAGGCGCTGCCTCCTGAGGCACCTACTTACAAGAGTGGTCCGCTGCAAACAGGACCAACGATTGAAGGGACTCTTTCGCCTGAGGAAGTTGCAGCACGCACAATAGCCCAAGGACAGCCAGGGCAACTTGAAGCACCCTCACAGCGTCTTGAGGGTCCACAACGCGCACGACTAGCTGCACCCCAACAACAAATTGCTGCACCACAACGACAACTTGCTGCTCCGCAACCTGAGATGCCACGCAATGAATACGCTGCAAGTCTCGGCAAACAATCTATCGAAGGTGGTATGCCGCAGCTTGCGAGTGGAGAACAAGCGAAGATTGGCACCTACTACGGTGATAACACCGTGCCAAACACGTCACGCAGTCCTACGCACGCAGAAGGAAAAACAACTCGTGTGGATGGTGTTATCAAAGAGGAACTTGCGAAGCGCAGTCTCTCTATGGAAAACCTGCCAGCAAGTGCACAGAAGCGTCTTACAGACCCGTCATTCTTGGCGCGTGCGGGTGCTAGTCCCAGCGCGCTGCATGACTTGCGTATGTTTCTCCGGGGAATAAAGTTTGCCCGATGAGTGATGTTGTTGATGCTACTGCCCCACTGATACTTGCTGATGGCACGCTTGTCTTTCCTGATGGGCGTGTTGTGAAACTTAGTGAGCAAGGGGCAGATGGAACGGTTGATGTGATCGAAATACCAACGCCACTTGAAGCACAGGCGTTGGTGTTGAAGACCCGTCGAACAACACAAGACTTGCCTGACTTGCCGCGCACGATGAATGCAATAAGTGTGGTCCTCAGTTATACGTTGTTCGGACTGAATGACGAGGAGATTGCACTTACTGCAAACATTACTGTTACGCAAGTAACACGCATCAAGGCATTGCCTGCATACACTACCATGCACAATGCGCTTGTAGAAAATCTAGTGATCGCGGCAAAGGAAGATGTAAGATCAGCGTTTGCTTTGCATTCTCAGAAAGCACTAGATACAATGGTGCAGTTGATGGATAAAGGAAAGCAAGAGGTTCGCTTGGCTGCCTCTACTCAAGTGTTGGATCGTGCGGGGCTTCGTCCTGTGGATAATGGAGTAACGAGAGAAGCACGAAACAATGAGTTGCGGATTGTTGTCATCACGAAAGATGAACGTGCGTTGCCCATAACCATTGACCTTGAGGATACCATATAATGATCGTCACTCGCACGACAAATACACTCAGCATTGCCAGTGGTGCAACGGGGTCATTCCCTCTTACTCGCATGAATAGTGCGAATGATCCCTCAAAGTCATGGACGATTGACTCACACGCAAAAATCCACTTCGTATCAGCTACAGCGATTAAGGCTGCGCTAGCAAGTGGGGGTGCTGCATCTGCGGCATTTGCATGGAACAATGTTGCCGTTGTTGCGGGCCAGAACAACTTTGACGTTGAGGGTGTTGTAGTTAGCATCCCAACAACTGCTACTGCGTTAAATGTGCAGAACAATACAGGAGCAACGCAACTTGTGACCGTTTCTTATGGTCGTGCTGTGGGTATGTAAATGGCCCAAAAAACTTACAACATCATTGCGGGAGGAATGCACGAAAGGTTTTTAGCCTCTCGTGCAAAGGTGCAGATTATTGGTGGAGGCTACGGTAACGGTAAGACCGCTGCATCGTGTATCAAGGGATTACAGTTTGCAAATGAATATCCTGGCAGCAATGGATTGATTGCCCGCGCAACATATCCCAAGCTCAACGACACCATTCGTAAAGAGTTTCTTGCGTGGTGCCCAAAGGCATGGATTAAGCGACTTCCAGTAAAGGATGACAATACACTCATTCTTACTAATGGCTCGTCAATTAACTTTCGCTATGTTGCACAGCGCGGTGTAAATACAGAGGAAACTAAAAGCAACCTTCTGTCCGCTACATATGACTGGATCATTGTAGATCAATTAGAAGACCCTGAGTTCAGCCATAAAGACTTCATGGATTTGATGGGGCGTCTGCGTGGCACAACGGAATATACTGGCGACGATCCTACTATGCCGAAGCTAGGTCCGCAGATGTTCATTGCTACGCTCAACCCCAACCGCAACTGGACATATCGTGAGTTGGTTAAGCCGCTGCATGAGTTTCAGCGTGGGCGTGTTACTGCATCATTGCTTGTAGACGTAGACAATGATGGCAAGCCTGTCCTTGATGACAACCTAATGCCTAAGCCGATCATTGAGTTGTTTGAAGGCACCACGTATGAGAACGTGCATAACGTAGGTGATAGCTACATTCGTGGAATGCTTGCGACATTCACCAATGCGTCAATGCGTGACAGGTTCATCTTTGGTAAATGGGGCGCATTAGAGGGCTTGGTGTATCCGCAGTTTGATCCTATGGTGCATCTGCTGACTGCTGAGTTGATTGATAATTACATTGCAAACTTGGTAGAGGCTGGCTATGACATTGATTGGTCTGAGGGATACGATCATGGCATTCAGGTGCCTGCGTGTTATTTACTGTCATTGACTGATCCCTTTGGCAATGTGATTGTAGTAGATGGGTTCTATCATGCGAACCAACAAATCAATGATTTAGCTGATGACATTAAATTAATTCGTCTTAAGCATGGTGTGCCTGCGGATGTTCCAATGTTTGCTGACCCGTCGCTGTTTCGTCGTCATACTCAAGGAGGTAAGATCGGCACCACAGTTGCGGCAATGTTTGCAGAAGAAGGCATTGTCATGCAGCGTGGTGCAAATAACATCACAGCCGGCATTGCTAAAATGGGTCAGTATCTCACACCAATGTCACGACATGAGCATCCTACAACAGAGTTAGCTCCTGCACCTTACCTGTATTTCTGTAGTGGTCTGTCATTCATTGAAGTAGAGATCAGTGACTACTACATCAAGCGTGACGCCGCAGGTATCAGTGCAGAGAAGCCACTTGACCGAAATGACCACGCAATGGACACGATCAAGTATATCCTGACACGTAAGCCCGCGTTACAGCCTGTTCGCGTTGCTTTACATACCAAGCCTTCTTGGATGACGTGGCAAGATGCTATGTCAACGGGTGTCAACACTTTACCGAGGCACAAGTAATGTCTGATATCATTCCGCCGGGTGATCCTGTTGATGCAGCCCCGCTTGACAAAGCCTTTCAAACTATGGGGTTTGACGGGGCAAGCAACAAGCCTGCACAACCTGTATATCAGATGGTCGGTGACACGAAAATCCCTGTCAGTAAGATGCGTGGGAAATTGTGGAAACATCGTAAGCGCATTGCTGAAAAGGCGATGGAAGATGTTAAGGGTGCGTGGGAAGAAGCAAAAGCGTATTACGATCAAGATCAGTCAAGTATGCGTGAGGGCTCGTCGCGCAATAGTTCTGCGCGCTACTCCGGGCGTCGCTTAACTGACAGCGCAATGATGACAGAGAACATCGTCTATTCAAACATTCGGGGGATTGTGCCTAATCTCTATGCAAAGAACCCCGTTCTCACTGCTACTGCACAGCCAGACAGGCGGCCTCGCACCAGTGATGCAGAGAAGGGCGAAGACAACAACAGCAATGAACAGCGGGCACGGGCTGTTGCAAAGCTAGTGAACGTGTTGTTTGCCATGAAAAGTAAGCCGGGCGTGCATCTCAAGCCCTTGGCCAAGCGAGCAATTACACTTGCACTGTTGACGAACCTTGCGTGGTTTGAAACAGGCTACACAATTAAAGGTGAGAGTAGTGAAGAAGCATACAAGCAACTTGAAGCATTAAGTAAGGAGTTTGCTGTTGCCAAGTCCCAGACTGAGATTGAGGAAATTGAGGGTAAGCTACTTGCGCTAGAAGAAAAGATTGAGTTTCTGCTGCCTGGTGGTCCCTGGGTGCGCTTGCATGATCCTAGTTGTGTGTTGGTTGACACTGATGCAGAAGACTTTCTGTGGTTGACTGATGCAAACTGGATTATGATTAAGGGTATGCTGCCAACTGCATATGTGCGTGCCATGTATGCCAAGAAGTTAGGCAAAGGAGATGATGGTGAGTGGAGAAGCATCTATGCACCCACTCACATTGTTACTGGTGACTCTGCCGCAGACACAGAAGCATACTCAATCTTTGACAATTCCGATAGCACATCCTACGGCTACGGCAGCGATAAAGATAGCTTCGAGAAAGCCAAACGCACTGAGGTTTGGTATGTATGGGATCGCGCTACTCGTCGTGTAGAAATGTATAACGCTAAAGACTGGACATGGCCTATTTGGGTGTGGGATGATCCTCTTAAGCTGGATACATTCTTTCCTGTAACACCGTTGTTCTTTCACGAGAGCCCGAACAACAAGTATGCAAAGGGGCCTGTGAGTTACTATCTCTCACAACAAGATGAGTTGAACGCAGTCAATGATGAGATGGCTCGTGCAAGGCAGTGGGCACGCAGGAACATCTTCTACAATGCTAATCTCATGGACCGCGTTGATGCAGAGAAGATACTCACTGGTGCAAAGGATACAATCACGGGATTGAAAGTGCCAGATGGAATGAACCCCAAGGATATGGTGTTTTCACTCACGCCACCATCAATGCAATTCATGCAGTTGTTTGATAAAGGGCCTATCTATAGTGCCATTGATCGCATTGATGCAACAAATGAAGCGCAGCGTGGTGGTCAGTTCAAGACTAACACCACGAACAAAGCAGTTGATTACTATGCTACCATGGGCAACTCACGCAATGATGAGCGGCTTGACGCTGTAGAAGATGCCATTGGTGATGTAGGCTGGAAGATTGCACAACTGTGTTTGCAATTTATGAAGGCTGACCAAGTTACTCAAATGATCAACATGGACGTTACAGAGTTCTGGAAAGCCATCAATCCTTTGACAGACTTCGATGCAAAGTCAATCATGTGTGTAGGAGGCTCGTCACAGAAATTGACGGGTGCAGCGAAGAAGCAAGAAGCACTGGAAATTGCACAAATCCTCTCACAGTTGTCTAAAACAGCCCCAGGCCAAGTGCTTAAGGCAGTGCTCGACTTGTTCTCAACAACCTTTGATAGTGTAGTATTCACGAAAGAAGATTGGGAAGCGATTGAAGAAGAAATTGTCGCGCAAGGGCAAGGGCAAGGTGCTGGCCCTGCTGATCCCGGAGACAGTGGTTCTCCTGTTCCAACTAGCGGTGCTCCTGACGCCTCTATGGGTGCGGGAAACCCACAACAAATTATTCTGTTGGTTACGAAAGCACTAAGTCAATTGCCTCCCGAAGCGTTGAAGACAATTGGTGCAGCACTTGCCCAAGGCGTGCCTCCTGAGCAAATTGCTCAGTCTATTCTATCTCCCCAACAACCTCAGTAAGAGAGACAAGTGATGCAAGTTAATGAACGTCGTGTTTTCTCCAGCACGATTGAAGGCAATGGAGATCGTGATAGTTTGTTGTCCACCGAGGATGGCATCTTCGCAAGTATTCCGGGGATTGATGATGATGATGCGGAGAACGAAGCCGCTGACACGGCTACAGCATCAACGAATGACCGGCCAAGTGATACTGCGGGAAAAGAAACGCAAGCAGCGCCAAATCCTGCAAGCCCCAACAATCAAGACACTCCTGGAACAGATAATCCAAGCAGCCCGCGACAGAGTGACACACCAACGGCTCATAGAACAACGAGAGCAGATGGTCTTGTCGCTGTCCAAGACGAAACAACTAAAGCACAAAACCTAGTTGATCCGAAGACGGGTCAAGTAGTTGTGCCTGCTGGTGCTGCGCGTAGGTTCTATGAGATGGCGCAACAGCAAGGACAAAATGCTCGGCAGGCCGGGCAAGAAGTTACGCAGTTGCGCGCACAGGTTGACGCATACAAGCAAGCAGATCACGCAGGCACGCAGTATGGGCTCAATCCTGAGCAACGAACGGCTGCCATGCGGATCATGGGAGACTTCAACCGCGACCCCAGCAATACACTAAAGCAAGTTGTCAGTGAGTTGCTTGCTAGTGGTGTAGAGTTGCCGTGGTTGAATGAAACGGGCACACTCAATCCATCCATGATTGAAGGCATGATTGATCGCAAGTTTGGACCGTTGTTGCAGGAACGCCAAGCAAGCCAAGCTCAGGAGAGGGGCCTATACGAAGCAAAAAAAGAGCTTGACTCTTTTCTCTCAACCCATCAAACTGCCACGGTTCATCTTCCGCTCATCGAAAATCTGTTGGTGAGCAACCCTGGAAAGACACTGCAAGCTGCATACTTGGAGATTGTTGAGTATGCAATGCTACACGGACTAGACGTGCGTAAGCCTCTTGTAGATCAACTTGTTGCACGTAACACCGGCGATGCGCCGAGTCAGCCTTTACCAGCCGAACAGGCTGCGAGACAGAGACAACCACTCCCCAATGGACGCAGTAATGCGTATCTTGCAACACCAACTAATCAAGTAGTTGAGATGGCTGGTGATGCTTCGTGGGACGCCATTGTTCAATCCCTTCGGGAACAGTATTCGCAACCTGGATAACGGCAACAGTAAAGTGAGCAACGCAAATGCCTAATGGAACCATTACTCCGTCGGTGTCTACTGTTACGCACAGTATGCTCCTGCGGTCACGCAAGAAACTCATCATGGCGTCGATCATGTCCAATGCCTTTCAGGCGTGGGTGTTCGCAACTGACCGTGTGGAGTTTGAGTCTGGTGGATACCAGATTAGCAATCCTTTGGTTGTGGGCAACAACCCCAACGTCGGCACATACAAATACTACAGTCCTGTTCCCGTTGGTCAGACCGACGAGTTTGCGACTGTTGAGTATGGTTGGTCTCGCTTCGCGGGCACGGTAATCATCAGCGATCAAGAGCAAGATGAGAACCAAGGTGACGGCAAGATTTTCGACATTCTCAAAGGCAAGATGAAGGTTCTTGAACGCTCTATCAAAGAGAAGTTCAGCGAATACCTCTATGCTGCTGGTGGTGGTGATGATCCTCTTGGCCTTGCTTCACTCATTCCGACGAACCCCAACACTGGAACACTTGGCGGCATCAACCGCGCTACACAAGCACAGTGGCGCACGAGTGCCTACATCTATGCAGGGGCCATCGACAGCACAAACATCGAAGAAGCCTTCGATGATGTCTTGCTTGATTTGACTGTTGGCACGGACAAGCCTTCTCTCATTCTCATTGGGCGTGACTTGCTTCGTTCGTATCGTCAAGCAGTCCGTGACAAGATCACTATTCCATTGACCGCAGGCAAAGCTGGTCAACGCATGTTTGATCTTGGCTTCACTGGCGTCATGCACAACAACACCACAATTCTTTACGACGAGCGTTGCCCGGTGAACTATGCCTACTTCATCAACGATGAGTTTTTGCGTCTGCACGTTCTCAAGCATGTGAACATGGTGCCAAAGAAACTTGTTGCGCCATGGGACACTGATGCCGAGGGTTCGCGCATCGTGTGGCAGGGTCAGTATTGCTTGTGGAAGGCTTTCCGCACTCACGCGGTGATGACAAACTGAGGAACATACAATGGCAAGAAATATGCGTCCATGGCATGAAGTTGAGAAGCTGACGGGGGGCGCGTTCGAGTTTCCCGTCATGCACGTCAACGAGAAGGCCAAGACCATTGATCTTCCGAATGGTGATGTGAAGACGCTTATCATGCGATCGTTTGATCGTGTGACTGTCACCAAGACTGAAGTTTACATGGTTTACTACCCCAGCGGACACAGCATTTGTGTTGCTTGTGATGATCACGAACAGATTGCACGCCTTGGTTTAGAGCGTGAGATGCCTGTTGTGGACATGCTGAGTGGACAGATCATGTATCCAAATGATGGAACACAAACCCCGAAAGCCGCTGTAATGCGTAAGACAAAGAACGCTCCGCGCGAGCGTGGTGGTTTGTCAACGCTTGACAAGGAGGACTAATCCATGGCTATCAATCAAATCGCCGCGCGTCCTACATTCTTCCCAGCGCGGATGAGCAGTTACGTGCCTAACATGAGCTATGATGCAACGGTTAACATGCGCGGTATCTCGCGTGTGGACTTTGGCACACCACTTGCTCTTTCTGCTGCGGGCGTTGTAGGAGCTACGTCCATTGCTTCTGCAGTCTCGCTTCTTGCGTCGGCCGGTCAGCTTTTGGTGACTGAGCTTGATGGTCTTTGGGGACGCAATGTTACTGTTGTTGCTGATGGTGCAGCAACGTCCCTGATTTCTGTCTTTGGCTGGGACTATATGCAGCAGCCTATCGCGGAACTTCTGACGCTCAATGGAGCTACGCCAGTGATTGGTGTAAAGTGCTTCAAGTATCTGAAGTCCGTTTCATATGCTGCAACGGCTGGGCGAACGGCAACAGTGGGCTGGGGTGCATCGCTTGGTTTGCCGTTCAAGGCAGTGAAGGCGTTCTCAGAAGAACTTGAAGGTGCTCCTGCAACACTTGGCACGTTGGTTGCGCCTGTCCTCACGGCTGGCACATCGACAAGCAGTGATCCTCGTGGTCGTTACAACTATACGTCCACACTCACGGGTGTTGCGCGCCTGTCTGCGACGTTCTTGTTTGACAACTCAACCGACTCGGTGGTTGGTGGTGGGCTGCATGGAATGCCGCATTATTCTGCGTAGCTTGTGACAGTGTGCGTAACAGAGTTACAAAACTCTGTTACGCGCAGTTGCGTGAGGTAGCCCATGTCTTCTACAGTTACGGCAATCACGAATGACGCGATGACTATGCTTAGTCAAGTGCCAGGTGTATCTACGCAGACATATGGCACACCAAGAATGCGGCTGTTTGTAGAGCAAGCATTCTTTGAAATGTTCGATCAACCAGACCATGTGTGGTTGGGTTATCGTGATCGACGGACTGTTGCCGTGCAGAATGGTGTGCTGACGGGTGACTTGTTGGGCGCACGTAGCACCATCATCACAGAGTTTCGTGATGTAATCCATGTATGGCGGTCAGGTGGTGGGGAACCGCTAGCAGAAGTTTCTCCACGACGGTCTATTGCAAACTTTACAAGTGGCAATGTTCATGCCATTGAGCCAAGTAGCGCAGTGGCAAATCGTCCTTTCGTCGTGTGGCCAAGTAGCTTTACTGGCAATGTTGACGTGCTTACTCGTGCGCGTCCTACCATTCCTTTTCCCATGACGCAGGTGATTTACTTAGATCATCTTGCAGTTGTGTATGGTGCTGCGTGGGCATATGTCACAGACATGGGCACAAACCCAGGACAAGCAGCTAAGTATGAAAAGCAGTTTCGCGGGCGTATGCAGCAAACCTTGCGCGGTGAACAGGCGCAAAGTCTTAAGCTAGATGCTCGTCTAGGACACCTTGCAGGAGATTGGCAAGAGGTATGAGTATTTTTGGCAAACCATCGGTTTCACGAGCAGCAACGCGCGTAGCACAGCCCACCACCATACGAGATTTTGGTGGTGGGTTGAATGTTGCTGATACCGAGTTGAGCATGAGCCCTCGCTTTGCGCGTGTTCTAGATAACATGGAAACGGCGCTTGATGGTTCGCGAGCAGTGCGTTCAGGAACTCGGTTACTTGCTACACTTCCTGTAGCCACGCGCATTGTCAATCACATATACTTCCTTGGCTTCGTTATCTGTGTGCTTGAAGACGGGACTATCTACCGTGTAGCTGCAAATGGCACATCTACTGCAATGCTCTTGCATCCGAGCATGACAACGCCATGGCCTAGTGGTGTTACGTATGTATCATTCATTGTGCATAACAGTGACCTACTCATCTTCAATGGCATAGATAAGCCGCTCATCATTACAGGTGCGCCAACCAATCCTTTATACCTAAAGGTGACGTATCTTGTTGATTTGGGCACCCTCACGAACATCAATGTGCCCATTGCGAAGTTTGGTGCCTCTCATGGGCAATATACCGTGCTTGCAGGATTTGCTGATCGACCAGGAGTGCTTAGCATTTCTGCGCGCAACACCAGCGGCACATACCTCAATGATCCCGCACCCAATGATGCTATTGAGCTTGATCTTGGCCCGCGCGTTGCAGAGGGTTCTGCAACTATCACGGGCTTGGTGTCACACGGTAACAAGCTGATTGTTGGATTTCAGAATGGTGTCTTGCCAATGACACTTGGCGTCTATGCAGGTTCTCCAGAAGTGCATAAACCAACTGATGATGGCTTTGTTGCAGATTATGGTTGCGTTGCTCATCGCAGTCTGCAATCTACAGGCACAGAAGCCTTCTACGCAGATGCAACGTCAATCAATGTCTTGCGGCGCACAGCACTCACGGATGTGTTAAAGCCTGACCGTGCAAGTCAGTTGATTGATCCTTTGCTTATTGAAACACTAGAGCCCCTGACCCTCGAACAGATGCAGTCTGCGGTGTTCTCTATCTTTGACCAGCGCAATAAACGCTACATGATATTTGTGCCTACGTATGACCTTCTCGGTGTGCGCGGCGCAACGATTTGTTTTAGTTATACTTACATCCCAGCGATTAAGCGGCTTGCTTGGGCGCGGTTGAAGGGATGGGATTTCAGTAGTGTGTGCAGAACAAGCCTACAGAACATCATCTTTGCACGGCAGAATAAGTTGTATTTCTACAATTTTATTGCTGAGTCAACGCTTGACTACTTGGATGATCCGCAGGTCAACAACGGGAATGGCATACCTATTACGTTTGATTGGGAGTTCCCGTGGTCAGACGTTGGGCAACGCATGGCAGTGAAGGTGCTAGTTGCTGTTGGAATTGACTCTGAGGGTCAAGGCACCTTTGCTTTGTCTGCGTATGTCAATCGCATACGTTATGATCTACTCGGTAATGATGCACCAGCAGCTACGCTAGAGTTTCGTGGAGGGGATGTTGTGCTGTATGGTGGCGAGGGGTATGGTGTAGAGCCCTTTGGAACGGGCCGAGCAACGAGTGACGAGCGCGTCTATAAGATGGATGCCGTAGCTAACTTGCTCAAGTTTCGCATTCACGGAACAACAAGTAAGTCACTGAGGATTGCAGCACTCTCTATGCTGTATCAACGAGGCAGTGTAGGAGTCTGACATGCCCGTATATACTGCTACTATACGATTGATAAAGCCTGCTTACGATGAAGCAGGCTGGGCTGATACGATGAACGATAACCTTGATGCAATTGATGCTGCTATTGCCACGTCTATCTTTTTCACGGGTTATCGTGGCGCGTGGTTGCTTAACACGTTGTATAGAGTCAATGATGTAGCCGTTGATGCCGTGCTTAATGAAATATACCTTTGTGCTGTGGAACATACGTCGCCCGGCACAGGCACCTTTTTGGCAGCGCGCACGGCAACACCAGCAAATTGGGCAACGCTCACAACCTCTGCGGCATACGCAGCAGCAGCACGAGTAAGTTCACAGCTTGCTCAAGCGGCTGAGGTTTCTGCAACTACTCAAGCAACCAATGCTCTTATTCAGGCAGGTGCCGCCCTTACGCAAGCAATTAATGCACAGAGTTTTGCTTCTGCCTCAGCCGCTTCTGCTGCGGGTAGTGCAGGAAGTGCAGTAATCTCCGCTAACTTTGCTGTAATTTCTGCGGCTACACGAGCAATGGAACAGGCTATTCTAGCCGCCATGCCAGTTACAGCAGCAGTAGCAACAGATGACTTCACGCTCACTATTCCAGCCGCTTATGTGCAAGCAATCTATCAGCGCACAACAGTTGCTTATGATGGTGGCACAGTCAACCTCACGATTGGCACAACGGTGGGTGGTGCAGATGTAGTCGCAGCCACAGACATCAAAGCTATTGGGCTACGCACGCTTACTCTTGTAGATGCAATTGCGCCTACACTATCACCGAGTCTTGGACTTCTTCTACACATCAGGATTACACGCACGGCTTCATTTGCTGGTGCTGCGGGTGCTGGCGTTGTGATTGCGAAACTGTTGGTGCCAGCATGAGCCAACACCTCGGTGATTTTTCTCCGCCAAGCCTTGAAGAACGGTGGAGACAACAAGGCAGTATGCAAGAGCAGATTATTCGTGCCGTTGCAGAACAAGCAAAGCACGAAGCAATTTGTGGTGAGCGTTATCGAATGATAAACGAGAAACTCAAGTGGGGCTTTGTTATTCTTGGTTTCTTGCTTGCGTTGCAGATTGGTGCAGATAAAGCAGACCTGTTGTTCAAAATGGCTGGTATAGTCCCTGGAGCCTCAAATGTTGCAGAAACTGTCGGAAAACTTGCGAAGCCAAGCACTCCACTTGTTAAGTAAGATGGTTGCATTGTCTCCGACCTACGGTGAGTTTCCTTTTGATCCAGCAAAGGTGAACAACATCTTTGATGCTTGTATGCACAGTCCTGATTGGTTTGCGCGTGTAACACTCGCAGAAGATGGAACAGTAGACGGTGTGATGAGTGGCTTTGTGTTCCCGATGTTGTTCTCTGACTGCTTGCAGGCATCAGACATTGCGTTGTATGTCGAGCCTGACGCAGTAAATCGAACATCAAAAGCACGCGCGTTACTTGCTGCATTCACGGAATGGGCTCTCGCACGCGGGGCAAGTCTAGTGCTTGTTGGTGTAACTGTAGATATAGATAATCGCGGAGTTGATGGTTTGTTACGCATCTCCGGGTATCGCAGAATTGGTCAATACTACAAGAAGATGGGAGTGATGCAACATGTGCCCAAGTAACAGCGGGGGCAGTCCTCCCCCGCAACCAACCTTCATTGATCCTGTTACAGGACGCGCGTTCTGGTCGCCAGAACAGTTGAATGTCGCAATCACTGAGCGAGAGGTTGCCGAGCGCGCAAAGACTGCGGAAACGAAGGCGACGGCAGACGCAAAGCTGGCTTCAGACAAGTCAACATACGATACCAGACTTAGCGGTGCTGTAGATCGTTCACGCGCAGAAGCAAACAAATACTTCACCGACTATGGCGCAGACCCAACCAAGTATCACGGGGACATTGAACGCGAACTTGCGCGCATCACAGGCACGGTGCCTGATTTGTCACCTAATCCTGGAGGCTTCTTCGCTAACAATGTTGGTGCGAGTGTCTTCAATGAACAAACTACCGCAGGACGTGCACGAGCGCGTGATCAATACACATCACAGTTTGACAGTGGTGCTATAGATCGAGCACTAAACACGTCATTGCTTGATCCTGTGCGTAGTAGCTTGCTTAGTGAACAGTTTGATCCTCTATCTGCACAGTTGGGCACTGCACACAAGCGGGGCACACTCAACGATACAGGATATGCGTCAGCTCTTGCTGCGTTACAAGGATCACGAAACAAAGCATCAGCAGAGATTGACAACGCAGGACGATCTGTGCTTGGTTCGGGTCAAAAATCTCTGCAAGACTTGATTGGCACAATGGGCGGTGAAGTGAACCGCTGGAACTTGCCTAAGCTAGAACAGATTAACTTCTTACCACAACAAGAGCGGTTCAACAGTGAAGCAAATCGCTTGTCTAGTGGGTTTGGTGGACAAGTGAGTAGTGCGCTTGGTGATGTGAAGTTTGCTGATCTAAACACCTTGCTTAACGCAGGTGGAGTTGGTCAAGGTGCAATTGGTGCCCCGCGCGCAAATCAGCCCGGCGCAATGGGTGGCAATCTTGAGTCTTTACTCACGCAACAAGTAGCTGCTAAGTCACCGCCACGTGGCCTCGGCAACTCGGGAGTGTTCTAATGTGTCTCTCCGCTGCATTGATGGCTGCAACGTCCCTCGCGGCAACGGGCATGAATGCCATGTCATCGAGTGCTGCTCAAGGGGCCGCAAACGACGCAAACAACCTTGCGATTGGGAACGCGCAAAGTAACCAACGCAACAAAGCGATGTATGATGCACTCGCAATCAAGATGGGACGTGCAGGCACATCAGACAGTGAAGGCAACTCAACGCAGTATGATGCAGGAAGTAACACTTGGTTGAGTAATCTCGGCCCGCTTGCCGAGGCCGCACAACGAAGCAGTGATGGTGCAGCGACCATTCAAAACACTGTTGATGTTGGTAACAACATGCGCGCTAATCGAAGCAGTGATTTGACCGCGGCCCTTCGTGCTAGACAGGCGGACTCAGCAGCAGGTGACATTGAAGCCTTTCAGCCCATGACAGGTGAACAAGGTAGCGCAGCAGCAGCACAACCAGTCCTCGCAGCAAATCGAGATGCACTGCGAGAAACTCTTGGAAGCACAGCAAGATCATTTGCGCGCACAGGAACAGGCGCAGCGCCGGTTCTCACTGCGATTGCTCGTGGTGGTGCTCAAAACTTGCAGAATGGCTTAGCGCAAGCACGGGCTGGCGGTGCAGCAGGAGCAACACAAGCAAACAGTGGAATGCTTACCATGCTCCAACAACGCCTTGGGGCATTGTCTGGTGGATATAATCCCAACCCCACACGTTTCGCACCAAGCAACGCTTCATCTGCTATGGCACAGCTACTTGCATCTTTGCGTCAAGGGTCTGTTGCACCGTCTATGTCTGCTGGTCAAACCATTGGCTATGGAACGCAGGGTATGAATGCAGCGGTAGAAAGTGCTAACAAACACAGACAGAATGATCCAACGGGTGCAAACATCCTTGGTGCTGGCAAAGAACTTGTAAACTTGTTGGGTCAAATTAACTGGAAAGGCTCGCCAGGAGCCGGTAATGTCAGTGATCTGCCCGTGACGCGCACAGGGTCTATAAGTTAGGGAATATAGCTATGCCCTCATACATCGTTCCAAATCCTGCGCTTAGTCATCCTAGTGATGCGGAAATATCACTTGCAGGACAACCAACAAACCGCAGTGCTTTTGGTTACTTGCAGGCATTTGCTGCGGATCGTAGCATGGCTGCACGATCTAACGAAGCTTATACGCAGCAAGTTAACCTGATGAACCAGCAACAAGCACAACGAGATTTTGCACTCAAAGGCGCAGGCGTTGCTATTGATGCAATCAAAGGTGCTGGTGTTGCTGGAGCTTCAGACGCCATTCAAAAAAACGCTTATTTGCGTGAGTTTTTGCGTGGAAGTAATCTTGCGCCGCTTGGTGAGTTCTCAGGACGCACGGCTGAAAGCAAGATATTGCACGAGACTGTCTCGGGACTAGCAGCAGGAGCAAAGGCGGGCATCTATCCTCAGTCCAGTTATGTTACTGAGGTAACGGGTATGCCTTATCTTACGGGCTTGCCTGTTGGTGGAGCGCCAGTAGAAAAGTCTGAGGTTACTCTGCAAGTTCTTGGTAGCGAAGTTGGTGCTGGTCCTGGAGCAATGGCAACGGTCAAAGTTCCCCGCAACGAAACCCCAGCTCAGACACTCGCAAGAGTATCTGGTGGCGCAGTAAAAGACCCGCTTGCACCAACTACCGTAGGTGCCCATGACAATACCGTGCGTGCATACAGTGCATACAATAAACTATCTTCTGCTGCACAAGCGGACGTTGGTGCATTGATGGCAAGTCAGAAGTCAACGCGCCTACCTTTGCGTAATGATGGTGGTAAATTGGTTCTTGTAGGCATGACTGGCACGTATGAGGTAAAGTAATGTCTGGTGGTTTGACTACTGGCGCACCGTTTGACTACGGCACACTGACACCAGAAGAAGAACTTGCTCGTCAACAGGCAACCGCGCGTGTGTTGTCTGCGGTCCCTGCGGGCATTGCGAGTTCTTTCTACGGTGATCCTGCAAACAGTGACGCCAAGAGTTATCTTCCTGGCGCACTTACAGGCTTGTATGGCATTGCATCACTTCTCGGCAGGGGAGTGCAAAATGCTGCACATTTCTTAGCACCAACCACAATGAAAGAGCCTTGGGAAACATACAAGTCTCTTGAATTACCGGGCGGTGAAGAAGCGCGTGACATGGCAATGCGCGGGCATGAGAAAGCAATGAAAGACATTGCTGCTACACCACAATCTGAGGGAGAACGTGTTGCTCAAGAGGCTGTAGCAACTATGTCGAGCGTGCTGCCGGGACTTGGTATGACAACCAAAGGCCCCGCCGCTTTGCAAGTAGCCCAACAACTCTTGTTGCCTGCATCTAATCTTGGCACCAAAACAGCCCTTGGGCTTGCCGGTGGTCTAGGGGCGCTTACAGGCGGCGTGGAGGCATACACCGGACCACCGCCAGAGAATGGCGCAGAGGCCCAGCCACCAGCCCCACCAGCGGCCGTCGTCCCTACAGGCGATGTTGCGTGGTTGCCTCCTGATCCAACAACTATACAAGCAGGCCCCGAGTTATCACTACGCGCAGCACTAGAAAGCAGTGAGTGGTCATGGGGTGATGTAATTTTGTCAACTGCGGCAGGTATTGGTATTGTCGCGGGGGGTAAAAGAGCCATCGGTATGTTGCGTAATTACTCGATGGATCGTGCCATTGTTCAAGCAACAGCATATAATGATGACATGGCAAGGCGTGTTGCGAGCCCAGGGCTACTAACAACACCGCGCGTAAATGTGCCTGGTCCCCCAGGTGTTATGGCGTCAGATAAAGCTGTTGGATATACGTTAGATCGTAATGCACCACTGCAACGAGTGATGGATACACTTGCTGAGGCGGCACCAGAACACGTAGATTTGCCGCCAGTGCCCGCGCCATTTGCATCTTCGCATGAGATGGCTAAGTATCACGCAGATGTGGCATGGGTGAACACACAGAACACTCGCTTGGCTGAAGAAGCAGTAGCAAACACTAATGTGTTTTCTATGCTGTCAAACGAGGCTGCCGTAAACTCGCGTATGCAAGCGTTTGCAAACACAAGCGTTGATCCTATGAATGGCAAGAAGTATTTTCCATCCATACGCGAGCATTGGGACAATATCGCCCATACATTAGATGACCCGCAGAAGGCAGCCTACACTCGCGCACGCAACATTGCAGATGAGCTAGACAATCGAAGGAATGCTGGCGGGACTCCACACAACTTCGCAGCACTATCAAACGCTGATTTAGTCGGTGAATTGGCAAACATCAGGCGCAATCCTGCGTTGAGCCGGGTTCTTGATGAGCGCAATCTCATTGCACGGGGAATGGCTGACTGGTTGCAAGCGCGTGGCATGTTAGAGGCGCACGAGGCACGGGCGCTTAAAGTTGCTCATCCCAACTTCATGCCAAACACCAACTTTCGTGGCATCATAGACAACCCGCTTTCATCGCGCAACCTTACGCCTTTTGGTGGCATTGACGAAATACCTGTGCACGCACATGAGCTAGATAAGCAGCACTTTGATGCACTGTTCAGGGCTGTTGAACGCAACACTCACCAGACAATGATCATTCGGTCGGTGCTTAATTATCAGCGTCAATCGAATGACGTAATTCCTCTTATCAAGGAAGTAAAATACACGAATGCGTTGAACCGTGTTGTTGGTGAACCTGACACAGACACGGCTGCAATTGTTGTGCGTATCCAAGGACGTTTACGCGCGTTTGAGATACTTGATAAAGACTTGTTCACTTGGATGGACCCTGCACGACAGCCTCTTGCGAACGACGTTGCAAATGAGATGCGTGCTTGGGCGCAGAGTGGAATGACCGGCGTTTTGTCACTCACTACAGGCTCTCTAGCATCCGTGAGGATCGCAGCCTACAACGGGGTCTTGTCAAGCATTGTCAGGCCCCCAGGCATTGCAACAGGCTACCTTGATCGTGGAGCACAGCGGCTAACACAGAGAATGTTTGGCACGCCTACAGGCATACGCGGGGACTTTACGGGCCTAACTGTTGCACAACCGTTAGCCATTGCCGCAGACATAGCTACGCACGTTGCTGATGGTTTTGTAACACTGCTCCAACCCAACAACTTGTGGTGGGCAAATAAGTTTGCTCGTAAGACGTTTGGAGATCAAGCGATTGATGCACTACTTTACAACCTGAAAGCCGCAGTAGCACGATCCACGCTCACTGAGCGCAGACAGCTTGGCATAACAGGTAGTGCTGGCTCGGGATCAGCAGAACAACCAGGCTTGCAGATGGGTTCATTGGCAACAAGTAAGCCTAGTCCTTTGAACAACTTAGTGCCTGAGTTGTTTCGTGCATATGATCCTAGCATACCTTTCACGAACATCCCCATTCCCATTGGACGTTACATTCCCGCAGCTATTCGCGTCAAAGAGTTTGTGCGTGAGATCATGCAGCTCATTTCTGAGAGTCATGCTTCTGCGGCCTACAGACTTAATCGTAAGCAGGGCACCATTGCCTCAGGACGTGACTGGAAACTTGCGCGAGAAGTGCGAGCACTTACAGGAGATGTAGGACACCAGGGCTCGAATGTTCTTGCTCAATATGCAAACCAAACCATTCCTTATTGGGCGCCGACAGTGCAAGGGGCGCGAAAGTTTGTTAACTCTGCAAGCGCACATCCTTTTGCAACTGCGGCTGGTATCACGAATGGATTGGTTCTACCGGCTCTTGGTGCTTACTTTCTTGCACGGTCTAACGGTGATGAAGCCGTTGAGCATCTAATGAAACAAACAAGCAGTGACAGGTTTGCTTCATCAATGCCACTGGTAATGTCTCCTAACTTCTTGACTGATCGTGTAGACATTCCTGTTGATCCAACTGTGCGACCATTCTACGTCATGGCATTGAGCATAATCCATGACACGTTTGGAGCACTGCATAACAGTGGTGAAGAAGGCAAGAAGGTTTTTTACGATACCATGATGAATGTGTGGAACAAACACATCACAACTGAGACCATGGGCAAGATACAGAAGTCCATTGCTGGCACGATCGAACCCTCACTTCCTCCGTTGGCTGCTGCATTTGCAGGAGGGATAGACAAAGCACTTCCACAAGGATGGTCTGCTGAAGTATTTAATGGCAGCAATCCTTTCATGTCTACAGACAAACAACGCACAATTCCTGGCGCGTTGACAAACATTGATCCACTCACAGGCGCGAACATGTCTAGTAGTGCATTGAAAGCACTTACAGGACTTATGGCAGGCTTTGGTTTTCGTATGCAAGGCATGTATATAGACGGTTCCTATGCACAAAACACAGCCAAAAGTGGTCCGCCAGGTGATCGTATTGCCGCATTCCTTGGCGGTGTAAGCGGTAAATGGGCACAGAATGCACGCGATAACCTTGGCATGTTCAATGGCATGTTGTGGAAACAGGAGACTGCATTAGCCCCGCGTCAACCGTTTGTTGAGGCTGTTGAGGACAAGATGACAGTCTTGCGAGATACTGCGGGAGTTACAAATGCACTGCGTCTTGATGGGCAATTCACTCGCAGCGGTGTTGGGCAACAGGACATTCCTGACATGGCACAACTACAGGCTAAGTTGCCCAAAGACCCGTTCATGCTTGAACTCTACACTACTTTAGGTCGTGTATATAATCAAGCAAACAAGATGAACCAAGCAGCTATTGACGTGCGCAAACAAATGGACGCATCCAAGACTACGGGAGCACCAGCGAACTTGCAACGCACGCAACAGAACATCTATGTCAAGGCATACGAGACCCACATGAAGCACCTTGCTACATTCCTTCTGAACACAGAAGCAGCAATGAGTCAACGGGCAGGACAGTATATTCGTTTCCAAGACATTAACTGGAACAAGGGCCGCGAACAGTTTACGCCCTTACACGCTGATTAACCGCAGTCAATGCTTGCGGGGCCAAGAACGCTGTAGTTGCACGGATCAACTCAGTTGGTCTACCTGCACGCTTTACAATGTCCCGTGAGTTAAACCGTTGGATCAAGAGCATTTCGTGAAGTGTAGTAATTAATACTGTAAACTGTTCATTGGTGATGTGTCGTCGCACTGCACGATAGAGCACAGCACGGGCAATGGGTGACGCACCTGCCTCAATGAGCATTGTTCTAATGCAATCAGTTGCGAGTAGCCAGTCAGTTTGTTCACTGACGGGCTCAAACAGCGTTGCACCACTTTCCTTTACCTCAGTAATGAGCTTTACAGCAGCAACAATGTGTTGGTGCTGGATTATCCATGTGTCATCATTGATACAAAACAAACCAGCAAGACGAAGTGCATGAGAGTCTTCCCGACTCTCGAAACTGCTGCGAAAGGGATCAGACGAGAGCCTTCTGCGCCCATACCACCGCACAAAATACTCCTTCGCCTTCTCTGAAATGCCAATTACCTTGTGTTCATGCACCTTACGCTGTATCTCACGCCACTTAGTCACAATTGCGTCTGTCAATCGCTTGTCATCACGGGCCTCGGGCCACGCTACTTGGTTCTTTGGTTTATCCCCAAGGATAAAGTAGCATCGAGATGTAAAGCCGCCCTCCATAACAGTTGGATTAACTGTCTTGAGTAACCACGCCGGCGTCGATGCACTGAGAAACGATACCCACACATTACGTAAGTCATAAGCCTTGCGTTTACTGTTGGCGGGAATGTGACGACGAGCAGGACAGTCATAAAGGTCAGTAAGCAGCGTTGGAAGTGTGCGTGCATATGTCTCCGTTCCCAGCACAGTTGCCAACTCACTTACCGCGATGACTACGCGCCCCGTGCCTTCAAACGAGGATATCTCACCAAGCTCAAAACACAAAGTTTCAGCAGTCATCTTACCTTCAATGATGCGTGTATTGTCTTGACCCTCAAGGCATACATGAGCAAGTGTGGTTGCCCTGTCTACTGCGGATGACTTACGTGTGATACCACTATCAGCAACGAGGATCACATACATGTTCATGAAGACTCTTGCATGGGGACGATCTATGTAAATGTCACGCCCACATGCAAGAGAGATCAACCACAAGCCACACCAAAGATCATACGCAGCAGCAGTTTCCGTTGGTTCTTGCAACTGTTGATACATACCTAGTAGTGTGTCTTGTGGATACCGTGTCAATGGATTACGCCTTCTTTTATAGCGGCTTCAATGCCTCAACGCCCTTGAGCTTCTTCAGTGTGCTCCAACGATGAACACCTTGCTCGTCAGGGATTGACAAAGCAAAGTCTGCGGGACAGATAACAGGCTCATCATTGATAAACACGGACTGCTCGGCATACAACTTCATTAAGCCGCGCACTACTTCACCATCTTCTGGTCGGTGCATTGCAATGTCGGCGTCGTGAATGTTGAGCACGAAGCGCGCATCTACAGGCCACCGAGGATCATTCTCACACTGGTAAATTACCCGTGCAACATGATCCCCAGCAGTTGATTGAGGCTTGAAAGCAATGATGCTATCAAGTGTGTCTTCCTGTAGACGCTCTAAAAGCACCCATCGTCTGCCCAAGGGAGAATAAAGCACCCTGTCTCGTGTAGCGGCTTGGATTGTTGCGTTCCACCACACGCGCAATTCAGGGAGCAGCTTGTGGTATAGGGCATAGGCTTTTGACGCTTCAAGAAGCGGGAGTCCTGCTGTAGTTGCAAGACGTGCTGCTTCCATGCGATAATTAAGGCCATGTCGGCATCGCTTTGCGATATACCGCTTGGTGTAATGCCCTTCAATGAAGTCTTCGACTGGAACATCATCATACGGTATCCCGAACAACTCACTCGCTAAAGCCCTGTGAGCATCATATGTGCCCCCACTGGTTCGTGCAAGCTCAAACTGATGCTTCCATGAGACAATGTTTGCCAGCCAAGCAACATAGCGAGCCTCGATCTGTGCCATGTCAAAGTAGCTAAAAACATAGCCTTCATCGGCAATGAACATAGGTCGTCCGCGCGGGGGAATGTTCTGCAAATTCAAGCCGTTACCCCACATCGTTCCCGAACTACTTAACCTTCCTGGGGCGGACTGGACTCCTGTTTGTTTATACTCACAGCGGAACCGTCCATCATAGTCGAGCCGACTGTTGGCGTAGGTAGAGAAGAACTTAGCCTTTTTTGCATAATCGTCAAGGGCGTCAAGTAGGTCTCTAGCATCTTGGTTTGTGCGTGGATTGTCTCTAATGCGACTCCTATTCTCTGCATCAGTGCTGGTTCCTCGACCAACAAGTTTGAGTGTATGGAAGAATAGAGTGCCCAACTGTTTTGGGCTATTTGGATTGATTGATAGAGTGTCGTCACCAGCTGCGATGCGTGCCGTGCTTTCAACCACGCCTCTTGCAAGTGTAACGGCTGCTCCAAACTCGTCGGTGAATTGTTGCTTGAGTCGGGTATCTGCACGCACGCCTCCTATCGTCATTCGCACTAACTTAGGCTGTAGTTGGGCTACGTGACTGAAGTAGAACCTATCAAGCTTTGCTTCACGAAGCTCATCAAGTATCTTCTCAGCAATGAGCAATGTGCAAGCAACATCCTTCACGTTGTATCGCCAAAGCATGTCGATGTCATTCATGTCTCGCCAGTCAGACGCATCATCCTTGTGGAATGGGTAGTCAGTGTATTGACTGACAAGATAACCGAGGTTGTGAGGCAATTGAGGATAGAGTAGATGGTGTGCAAGCATGGTATCAAGCCAGCACCCATGCACCATGATGCGATCCTTAAAGCCTAGCCATGTGCTATCGAACGTGTGGTTCTGTGCAACGAAGCGCATTCCCTTATCCATCAACAGTGCGTTGAGTGCAAGGCGTAGATTAATCTCCTGGGGGCGTGTATAGAAATGCTCGGCGCTCGAACGAAAGGGGATGCACATACCTTCGTTCGTCTTGTTGGTTAGCCCGATGCACGCAGTCTCACCGTTGATTGTCTCAATGTCATAGCAGACAGGTTTACGATCCATTTGCAACATGCGGATGTAATCGAGCGCGTCAAGGTATGACGGGTTAATCAAGTGCGTGATGGGTGGTGTAGAGAATGTCCCATTACGCAACTTATGTAGCTTGCTTAAATCCATTCGCAGCGTAATCTCTGTCAAGGGTGCGCTGAATGTGTGCGCGGGATTATACGTGCAGAGGACTTGCACCGTGCGTAACTTAAGCGCGCTATCAGGCGAGCCCAATTGAATGGGAATAACGCTGCCTCTCCAACGATCAATGTGCGTATTTCCTGTAAGTGCATAGAGAACTGATGCACCAAGAGCAACGATATACTTGACGTTGGGTAAGCGACGCAACTCATCAAGCAGGATGTGTTTCCAATTCTCCAACTCACCCTTAGCAATGGGTGCTCTAGGCTTCTTCATTGACTTGTGCAGGATTTCAAGCGGCCGTTTCACAAGGTTGGTTGAGTAACACTCCCCGCGCGTGATCCCCTCAGCACGAAGACACTCCCACAACAGCTTACCACTGTTCCCAATGAGCGGCGCCTTGACCTGCACTTCTCGTTCACCAGGAGCCTCACCAACGAAAGCAATCTCAGCATTGACTGAGCCACCACTACCGCAAGCATACAGCATGTGCATGGACGTGATCTTTTTTGCAAGCATACGGTTCATATCACCAACGGATGAAATTGCCATGCCCTTGTCTACTGTAGTTGGGATGATGGGATCATCAGTGTCTGGCATGTTAGTCATAGTTGGGCCTTTCAAACGAGAGAAACTTGTCAACCCTTGACAGTATTTGCACACGGAACATCGGCAAGTCAAACAGGTTATTGACTGACACCATGGGAACCCACGGATAGGTCCAATAGTTGCGACTGTCTCCGTCAAACGAGTGGCCAGGGCGCGTGAGTTGCACGATCAAGCAATTCGGTGCACCATATTCAGCGATGAGAGGCATGGCTTCTTTCACAAAACCACTGTCACTGATGGCTGTTATCTTTGAGCCTGTTGGTTGCTGCATCTGACGAAGCAACATGTCACCAAAGTAAGACTCTCCGAACTCAGGTTTCATCACCTTTTCACTCAGCCAAATGAGTGTCTGTCTCCATGATTTGCCAAACAAAGCAGCACGAGGCATATCCTTACTTGCTTGGTCAAAGTCAAACTCCTTCACTTCCGCTGCGGTCAGTTGATACATGACTGCACCCACTTCTTTCAAGTGAGCGGAAAACTTCCTGTGGCGAATGTTAGGGTAGGCTTTCATCATAATACGTGCTGCGCGATCCTTTCCTGCACCCGGAGGACCATTGAGGAAGATTACCTTGTGCATGGCTGTTACTCCTTGACTGTGATAGAACGCATGATAGACGCTTGATCTGTGATGATAGTAGCAGCCGTGCGTGCGCGAGTAATCGCAGTGTAGAAGTTACGCCTGTTCTGTGCAAAGCGTGTAGACTTATTGAGCATGTAGACAAGACGCTGAACTTCGCTCCCCTGCATCTTATGTGTAGTTAGTGCATATGCAAGGTCTAAGCTAGTGCGTGGATCGAACTCTTTGACGATGCTTTCGTTACGGTCAATCATCACCACAATGGGAGGCAAACTGACAATGCGATCTCCAAAATCTATGTCAATCATGCCTACCTCAGCATCAAAGCCTTGCACGATGCCTACTTCACCATTGAACAATGATTGTCCATTGCCTAAGTCATACGCATTGGTAGTGAACACTACCTTAGAGCCTTCTTGAATGCGTAGATCAGGCATGTTCTCTGCCCACCGAGGACGAGGCACGCCCATTGCAGGCTTGCGAGTATCCCAATAGAAGTCTTGCAACAGTGCATTGAGTTTCACCGTGCCAACCCACGACTTGTTCATCCCTGTAATGATCTGATGATCTATGCGTGAGAAGTCATACTCATGGGCGTGCGTCTCCAGAAAGTTTAGCAGCGTGTCTGTGGGTGTGTCCGTGTAAATGATTTCCATGTCAGTGTTTGGCAACACCGAACGCTCGGGCAACTTACCTTGAAGAATGCGTGTAGCACCCATCAATACAGCATTACCCTCAACCTGTCGATGCACCTGCGTCAAACGAATGGGAGGGAACTTGTCGAGTAGAATGTGAAACGCGCTTGGTTCCAGACGCAGGAGTTTGTTTTCTTCGATTGGCATAAGCTGGTTTGGATCACCGAACACGCGCATCTGTGCCCCCTGACGTAAGGCAGCTACAAGATTAGCGTGGATTTCCCTATTCACCATGGGATACTCGTCGCAAATAAGCACGTCATAGTCTAGTGGGGATTGTCGAGTATAGCGGGGGCCGGTAGATAACTTGACGCGCAGCTTTTTGCCTTCCGCATCTTCGATGATCTCATCAGTCGGCATACCATACCCAAGGGCGCGGTGATTTGTCATCGCCGTAATACCAGTTACTTCTGTAACTCGTCGCGCAGCTTTGCCCGTAGGAGCAGTGACAAGCACTTTGTAGCCCATACTCGTAAGACGCTTATACGTCTCTTTGATGATGGTTGTCTTACCTGTGCCAGCTTCACCAACGACGCATACAACGCGCTTGGTTAAGTCTGTGCATAGGTTCACTGCTTCTTGTTGTATAGCAGTTAGCTGAATGTCAGTCATGCTTTGTCTCCTGTTGACTGCCTGCAAGCACGCCTTGCGCCACTCTTGATGACGCACTACGCACAAATGCACTAACCGACACACCACATGCTTGTGCTGCGTCGGTGATTTCTTGCAGTTCTTTCTGTGTAAAGTTGACAGTCCTGCGACTAGCACTCATTGCACCTGTTGCATGGATGCCACGCAGCCTTGGTGCCTCGTGGGGCACCAAGACCATTACGCGCAACGGCACAGACACGCTTGTTACGCCGCTGGCTCGTCCTTAGACACGCCTGGGAGCAGTGCCATCTTGTTCCGTGACTGCCGCATGTAACGCTCCGCTACGTCTTGTCGCGTGGTTACAAGCACTTCACCTTCTTCTTGCGTGCTGCTGGAATAGTTGACACCACAACGAACGGTCCACTTCGCGGGTTCATTCATTGTCTGCCAACTGAATGAGATGTTCGTGTGTTGCTCGCTGATATTGGGCACAACGGCATAGAGAGCTTGTGCTTCAAGACGAACACGCTCACGCACAAGCAACTCAAACTCCGTGTCGGTCAACAAAACAGCGAGCAACGCAGCAATCCGGTCAGCGGAAAACTTCTTCAATACAGCAGAAAAGCGCAGAAGATCAGGCAGCTTGTCACTTGGCTTGTTTGCTTCATCGGCTGACTCGTCATCCACTGCGGGATGTTTTTCACTGTGCAACTCAGCAGCCGCAAGAATGTGTGCAGGCACGAAGATATCGTAGTCCCTTCCCTCCTGATTTGTTGCAACCCACCAATCATGGGGCAACGCTTGTCTCAACGTCCAAACATCATCATGGCCGCCTAATACTGCTGATGCAATGATCGCAGCAACCTCATCGCTAGTGAAGGGACGATATGACTTGTTGCTCATTTGTATGAACCTTTCATAGAGGACATACGAAAAACCCTGCCCCAGCATGGTGCTAGGACAGGGCTTCGCGCGGATCAGCTTGTCAAACGATTGACGGGATTAGCGACCCGCAGGGACCGTGCCGCGCAAGTAGAACGCGCCAGGAGTGGTTTCCAGCGTCGCAAGGGCTGCATCAGCGTTCTTCTCGAACGCCACCACGCGCACGTTGGCTTTGCCAAGGTCCGTTCGAACGGCGCCAGTGTCGTCGATGATTTGAGCAACGACGAACACTACACGCGGCTTTGCCGGTGCGCGGGTCTGCTTGGGGCCATTGGGATCACGGGGCTTGCGACCACGGGGGGAAGTCTCAGACATGTTAGTTGACCTTCTCATTTGATTAAGCACACTGCCTCAGTTGGCATAAGCAAGATAGCGGAAGTGTGGGGAGTAGTCAACTCCCCAACACAACAATCAGCCTGCGTTGAAGATAATCGCAGAGATTTCGCTGCGGTCATCCCCTTCATACTTCGTGACCCGCACGCGCACAGTCACCGCCTTGCCCAACAGGTCATTCAGGTCAAGCTCCGTGCCAGGCACCATGCCAACGGCTTCAATGAACTGACGCAGGGCATAGCGGTTGCGTGGCGTAGCTTTGGGCGACAGACGGTTGTATGACAAGATGGTGCCATCAGGATCACCGTCGGTATAATCTGCCGGGTATTCATCCGCGCTGACGTGCATCGTCAAGGAGATGTAATCGTTCCCTGTGCGATCACTGACCTTGTTCTCGGCCCCACGAATTTCCGCCGTGTATTCACCAGGAGGAAGGGGCTGCGGCTTCTCGGCTTCGGCAAGAGACTGCGCGAAATGTAGGAGATTGGTCATAGTTGCACTTGCTCCATTGCGTTGTGCGTTGATAGGCGTAGTCTCGGTTGCGGCAGTCTTCACAGGCTGAGCGGCAACCTCGCGCACCTGCATCTCTGTCAAGCCATTGACAGGCTCGTTACTTGGTAGGGATGGAGAGTTTTTTACCTCCCCTTTCTTTCCACGCCTCAAACCACTCTTTAATGCCATCACCTTTCCATTCGTTTGCGTTGTAGTGCCAAACAAACTCCGGCGCACCTGTCTGATCGAACATGCGAGACTTCATGGGTTTACGTGTGCGGCAAGGTCTGACAGCAATCATGCGCTGCCCCTTATCGTTACTGTTCATCCACCAAATCTCGGACAACTGTAGCCCGACGTTGTTTGGTATCTTACCACCAAGTGCCATAGTGATAAACAACACATTACCTTTCTCATCGGTAGTGGCTGTATCCTCATGGGTGATGATAATATAGTGCAGGTTGTGTAACTTTGTCAACCGCATAAGCGAAGTAATAGCACGCAAAACAAGCGTGTTCCTGTGCCCATATCCTTTTGGTGCGGGGTCTTCCAAGGATACTTGTGTTGTCGGAAACCGCTTCTTGATCTCTGACACAGCATGTTCGAGAGACAGTTGTGCAAACGCTGTAGCACTGTCAAACACAATTGTCTCAATGTCAGGATGCTCTTTCAAGAACGCCGTCAAACGAAACGGATCATCGTCATTGAACCTACTGACAATGCCATGTCGTTCGCCTGACAGATCAAGCACCAAGATATCATCACGCCCAATGAGTGAAGCAGCACCATCAGGATCAAACAATATCCACAACTTCTTGCCTGGGGCTGTAGAAGCGAGCGTTGTTTTGCCCGCACCACTTGGCCCCCACAAGAACAAAGTCATGCGTGTCTGTTCAAAGGATGGTGCAGCAACAACAAAGTTACCCAGCTTCATTTCCACAGCTAGAACTGTTTACCTCCGGGACGTGCGCGATTTTCCAATCGGTGATCGGGGCGAGTAGCATTGTATGCCATCTTCTGTGCAAAGGCTTGTCCAAGGCGCAGATTACCCGCACCAGCCAAGTCAAAGATACGCACAAGTGTGTCAGCAAGCTCCACTTCCAGCGATGTGAACTCAGGCAAGTGCTCGTCCATCTTATCCTTGCGAGCCCCTTCCAAGGCTTCACTTACTTCACTGTGAATGAGTGCAATCAACTCACCGAGGTTCCGCGGGACACCCGCGAACCACCAGCCTGCCACAAACGACTGTGCATGACACTGCCTTGACAACAGATCAATAGCGTCTTGCCACTCCAGAGGATTGATGTCTTCCAGCGCACGCACAGCTTGCCTGAGGGACGTGGACGTTTCAATTTCACGCATTGTTAGCTCCTGGTTTGTCGAGAGGGGACCACTCATCAACAGGCATGTCATCAAAGATACGCTGTTGTTCAGGCAGTGGATTGTCACAAAGAGGCACGAGAGGGCACGGACGAAAGTAACGACTGCATGAATGCGTGTGTCGTGTCGCTTCCAGAGGCTTGGCCATGTCTGTCAAAGCATTGACAGCAGTTTCAGTGAACCAATGCGCCCACTGAGTAAAGTGGTAATCCTTTCGCAACACGCGCTGAGATATGACTCCACCATAGTCATACCCCTTAGGCAACGGGATAGCCAACCCAAAGATGTAAGCACGATCAATGGGTGTTTGTGCTAGCACCATCCCCGCTATGCAGTAGCCCGTGACTTGCGTGGCAAGATTGAACGATTGTGTCCACGCATCATCAAGTCGTGCGGCGGTCTTGTTCTCTCCAATGATAAGCACGCTCGGATTATCTGCACGGTAATGGATACCGTCAATGCGTCCTGTAAAGCGCGCCTTCAACTCACACTCTTTGCCTCCTTCATCTGTGTATTGAACTACAACAGCAATATCAAAGGGCAACTCAATGCCCACAAACGCAGTTACTCCTTCACCCTGCACCCAGATAAGATTAGCCCAACTCCACTTGTCGATGTAGGCATACGCAGCCAACTCCATGTTCGAGAGTGTGCGTCGTTTGTCGTTGGGATTATCATAGAAGCCGCTTGTCTCAAGCACATTGCCTGCGCCTTGCTTAGCATACAAGACACGATCATGGCTAAAGCTCGCGTCAATGTTTGACAAGATGACTGTCAGACGGTCTTCACCAAACAATGACTGACCAACACGCTTGAACAACGCAGCCGCGAGTGTCTTATCCTCTGTCTGGTGAAACAACTGACACATACGCACCCAAGCAAAGACTTCGTGCATAGCTGAGCCCGTTTCAAGAGGCATTGCACGACCTTCGGACGACAGAGGATTACGCTCACTGATAATCTTGTGGTGTCCATAGCGCACCGTGCCCCATACAGGGCATGTGTTATAGGCAACAAGACGAGTGTTGTCGAAGGTCGGCCATGTGAGTTGTTCAGGTGTGGTTTTAGTGAACTCAATCGCCGTTACGGACACCTTCATTATCAAGCTCCTCTGAGCGGTTCAAAACGCGCTGCACATCTTTGATGGCACCGAGAGTTTGTGCAGCTACAGCAGACAGGTTCGTTAGCAGCGTTGCCATGTCAACCATCTGTGCAGCAAGATTGTGAACGTGTTGTCGTGTTGTTGCGTGTTCACCCATCAACTCAATGAGCGCACGCTTTGTAGCTTTCTCGAAGCCATCTTGCCGACAACGCAACTCATATTCATTCTGTCTCATTCATCGTCTCCGTTCTGCATATCCATAGCACGAATGGCTTGGATACTGGCAATGATTGCTTCACTGTCCTTCGATAACTTACTTAGGCGTTTCAGGATTTTACCTACCTCACCTTCTCGTTTGATTGAGTAAGCCATTTCCGTTGCTGTGCCACGAGTAGCGGTCTTCTTACGCAGCTTTTCCACATACGTCATACGACGCACGCGGATAGCCTCAACTTGTTCCTCTAGCTCATCGCAGGAAAGGTCTGCAATGCTACGTCGCGTGATGATGTCACGAGGATCAGCCGTTGTTATCTGTGTTTGGAGTTGCGCGGCTTGTTCCTCCTCCACAAGCGCGCGTTCTTCTTTCGCAAAGTCAAACATCAATTGAGCGTGTTCATCCATATAGTCGCCAGGTATATGGTCACTCATTGACAGCCTCTCCTACCATCTTGTCAACGACCGCCCTTGCATGTGAACGCGCGTTAGCAATGTTGTTCGTTGTGCCTGAATAGTAGTAGGATTGCCACACAGTTACCTCCCACTGCCACTGTGCATTTGCAGGTGCGCCGGGTAGGAATGTCAGCTTCACATCATGCAGATTGTTAATGCGAAACCTTTCTTGCTTTGGTGCAATGCTCGTCAACTGGATCACGTCGCCCATCCGTCACTCCTGTTCTCCTGTAACAATGCTTGCAGTGAATACATGAGGCACCGCGTTGACTTTGGTGCATTCCGACACCAACGCCGTTAACGCATCATGCTTCGATGCAGGCAACAGAAGGCGGACTTTAGCGACAAACAACGCATTGTCAAACCTTGTCGATGGTGTGCGCGTCGTGAGAAAGAGCGACGCCACATCAGAAGTAAACAGCGTGGCATTGTATTTTGGCTCGACAGGAAACAACTTGTGGTCGAACATCACCCTCATATCAATGAGCACTTTGATTGCGGCGTCCGTCCGTGCTTCGATCATCTTTTTCAACTGCTGACAGATAGCCAACTCATAGACAGCAGGCCCCACATTACTTATTGTTTCAGGACATGCTGTGCCATTCGTCTTGCCGATCTTGCTCAAGGCATTGCTCAAGGCGTTCAATCGTTTCGCAGTCACGGTATGTTCCTCTCGTTGTTAGTGTATGTTAATGCAGCAAGAACACAACAGGAACCAACTCACCAAGCTGTGTCAATCCATTGACAGCCCGCAGCTTGTGTTAGCACCTGTTGCATTCTCATCAACAAAGTTAAGTATAGCCTATCTAACTATCATTGTCAAGTCGGCTTACGCATTCTCCAACGCATGAAACGTAGCACTGCGAAGCACTTTGTCGATGAACAAGCCGCGACTAAGCCGCGTCAATGCCTCCGTATCGTTGTCTGTCTTCTTGACGACACCGTGGGATGCAAAATAGGTCAGCGCAGAGACAACGCTCCATAGGTTCGACCCACGAACAGGAACCTCACGCAAGTATTGATCGGACAAGTGTTCAAACATGCGCGGAGAAGTAGCAATCTCACGCAGCAAACCCATTGCTTGCTCATGTGGCATCTCTTTGCGTGACCAACTTCTCCAGCGCACAACACCGTCGTTAAAGCCATTGATGCACTGCGAAAGTTTAGCTGTGACATGCTCAAGTTTCAGGCCGCTGGTATGCCGATGGTATGACGTATCAAACGTGCCTGTGATAAGTCCGTTCGTGCACATGAAGTCAATGGCACCACCAATGATCTTCACTGACGAACCACCATACCCATTGACGACAGCAATACGCAATCCCACAGAACCATGACGACCGATGGTTCGTGCATTGTGAGGGAAGTGATACTCACGCATACAGGTTTGACCATGCCGAGCAACAGAGTCCTTCACAAAACACGCTTCCAAGTCATGGGGCGTTAGGAGCGTCTGCATTTCTTGCTCCAACGCCGTCACTACCTCATACATAGATATGAGCGAGTAACCTTTGCCAACAACAGCAAGCGGTTGACCATGAACAACAGTGTTGTGCATGATCGGACGCACCAACACCTTTTGGTTGGGCACGGGATGATTAACGCCCCGAACATCAGTCCAGGCGCACTTGCGCTCTACCACGGGGAAGAAGATGTCTACATCGGGAGTGGTTGTCTTGAACATAATCATAGCTCCTTAGTGTTTCACGGGGGATGGTTCTTGTTCGTCTGTTATGCGTTGCGCCATGCCAGCTACATGGGTAACAAGACGGACAACAAGCGCAATCGTGTCCTCGGAACTCATTCCCAAATCTTCGCTCGTGCCTGCTTCTGTGCATTTTTCGATCACGGAAACAGTGTGTGCTGACAAATGCTCCCATGTTTTGATGCGGTTTGCTGCCACAGTAAGACCGCAGAACAGTGGACCGATGGTATTCGCGAGAATGTTCTGCACTTGATCAGCGGTGACGCTGTGCAGTGAGAAGATTGCAACAACCGCTGTTGTTACATCATCAATCACACGATGAAGCTGTGCCAATTCTTCGGGGCTGGGCATGACGACTTGTTGCTCATTCATTGAGATCATCCTTCACATGTGCGTATGTTCGTTGTGTCGCAATGGCACTCACAGCTTCACGAGAGATGCCGTAAAGCTCAGCTATGTCTGCTTGTGTCTGTTTTCCTGCCTGTAAGAGTCTTCGAATGTTTTTGACAACTGCGTGCGACAATCCATGCCGCTCGCGTAGTAGCCGATCATCCACGTTGGTGCGATTATTGCTTGCCCGGAGATGTTTAGGGTTACAGCACCCTGTAGGCCAACTCCCTGCGTCGCAATCATGCAAGATGTGTTGCTCGGTAGACAAGGTTGTGCCAGTCGCAAGGACGAAAACCAAGCGGTAAGCCAACCATCGCGCTCCCTCGCAGTGAAAATACGGCCGCTTGTCTCTGTCTCTACCACCCCACGTTCCTTTCCATGGCCAACACTTCTCAGTGCCGCCGGTCATATCAATGTGTGCAAACACATCTGTTCGTTCATTTGCCAAGAGACAGCGCCAGTGCCTTCGTGATGCACACCGGAACCAAGCCTAGCTCGGCAATTACTCCAGGTCCAATAGAACGCTTCTTGTTCAAGAGCATGTTCAAGTGTGTTCTAGAAACTTTCAGGGCCTTTGCAGCGTCAACCTGCGTAGGATAACCATCCACAAACAAACACAGCCGCTTGTGAACCTGCTCACTTGTGAGGAACTGTGTCATGGACGCTCATCCTTCGGGCCGTGCTGCACCACTGCCACTGCCTCTGCCACGGGTGCTGACTCCGGCGTGTCAATCACTGACGCGGGTATCTGCTCCCATACAGCGCAGTGGTGTTGAGTCGAGCCGAGAAGGTATTCATTCACCCGCTCCACTCCCCAGACGTTGTTAAACCACATGGGCAGAGGGAAACGACACGTTCCCATAGTAGATGTTTTCCTGTGCCAAGGCGCAAAGTGTTTGCAGGTGCGACAAGTAACAGTCATATGCACATCCTCCACATACGTAGAAACAACAACCCAAACACGAGTGCAATCCCTAGTGCCGTGATACCCAACGCACTCGCGATACCAAGACGCAGTGATATCGCCTCGTTATCGCGTGTTATGTCATCTAGAACGGCGCTTGTAATCACAGCCCGCCGCGCATACAAGACCATTCGTGGATCAGATGATCGTGCTTGTTCATCCCAAAAGGCTCGCTCATCATTACGCATTGTCTGCCTCCTTCACAAGATATGTCATGTTCTCTCCATCATCATCTTGCACGCGCTCAACCATACCACTGTCATGGCATAGCAAGTATGTGCCTGTTTTGAAGTCACGACTCTCTAACCACAAACGCCAAAACGAGGCTCCTCGCTCAATGCGAAGAAGCCTCGTCTTAAACGGCACGCCGATGACAACATCAGCCATCCAGCAATTCACTCGCGGCAACTGCTTTTGCAAGGTATTGCCACGCTAAATGCTCAGCGGCAAGAACCTCTGCTTTGGTGCGGCCGGGAGTGTCATTCCAAACAGCTAGTCCTGAGTCGTTGTCACACATACGCTGCGGATAAATCTGTGCCCCAATGATAAGACGCAGATCATGCAACATCGGGTATGGATGAGCTAATGCTGCTTCATAGCAGGCACCGACCATGCAAAAGGAAACGACTCCATCAGGCGTAGTCTTCGAAGTGTAGCATTGTATCCAATCATGCGCGCGTTGCACTGCGAGGGCTTCTGTCATAAGACGAAGCATTGCTCGTCGTTCATCGAGTGACCACAAAGCAACCATGGCATTTGCCGCGTCAATCATTGTCATAACCGAGGGCATGTCAGTTATCCTCCGATGATACTACAGTGTCACTCAACTGCGCCGGGAAGACTTCGGCTGTATTTGAAAAGAGCATTAGCAACCGTGTGTCCGCGGCTGGCATGTCTTCGATTGTTCCTTGAACCCACGTAGAAGAAATCACACCATCATTGCTGAATGCTCTCAACTGAAGTTTCTCCAGTTCTTCAGCAGTCAACAGCCCTACATAACGCAGAGAACCGAGCGCAGTCCACTCAATGGTAATGATCCACACGGACCTCCCGTGTGAACCCCTTCTCCGACGTAACTTCTCCTTCACCACCATAGACGCCAACAACGACAATTGATCGTCAGTGATTGACTCAATTGCGCTAGCCACGCTCTCGATGAAGTCCATTACCATCTCCTTAAGGTGTTGGGGTAGTAGTAAGATTGTAGTCTTGTTTCAACCCATTGTCAAGTTGGTTCACACAACAGTATCATAGCCTATTGCATACACGCCAACAGACCCGCAAAAGCACCCCTGAGCCCCTTATTGAGTCCGTCAACCCATTGACAGACCTAGGATAGCGGCCTTTTCTTGCACGTAATTACGGGTATCAGGGGTCGGGATGTAGGCACGCACTCATTTTTGTAGATGGAATACCGTAGTCCATGGGCGGTTCATGCGCGCACGACTTGCTTCCCGTCGCCGCTCAACAACCAAGTTCCACAACGCAAATGATACATTGGCGTGCGTCATGTAAGTTTCCTTGGGGATTTGTTTCTTGACCCACACGCGCACCATGTCATAGCTGCGAAACTCAGGCACCGTAGCTAAAAACCGCAGTGCCACTTTCTCATCTTCATCCATCATTTGCTGTCATACCCCTGCAAGTTCCACGTTTCAGCGAAACACGCAAGTTCGCGTGTGAACAATGGTCCGATGAACTCCTCCGTAGCCGCATCGTGCAACCGTTGCAGTGCTTCCATGAAAGGCAAGCCGAAGTGTGCAACATACAAGATGATCGAAGGAACATAGACATCGCCTATGCGACCCGTTGACATGTGCTCGATGGTCATGCCTTCCATAGCATTAGTGTATTCATCATCCGGGATGTGATGCCCGATAGCGCACTTCTTCACGACCAACCGTTCGTATTTAATGGATGTTACTCGATATGCACACACCCCGCTCTCAAGCATAGCCCGCGTGCGCTGTTCGATCAGCCGATCAATCGTGGTTTCGAAGAACTCTTGACGACTCAGCATGACAGTCTCCTTGTGAACACATTGTTTAGTTAACGATTGACACTACTTACCGAAACCTTGAAACGTCGCCACCCTTAGAAGTGACCAATCGTTTGAACGGTTGCGATTAGCGTAGCAGAACACTCTGGGATTTTTGTTCAACAGAGTGCGCTCATGCGGTGTCGGCGTTCTCTCCACCACCAACGTGCGTGCTTCATCATAGATCAAGATCGTGATCGGGCGCCCCATGGATTGCTGGACCTTGACAACCTCCGCTCGATTTTTTTTCATCCTCCTTTTGCCCTAGCAATTACACGACGAGCTACCACACTCACAGGCACCTTGTCGTCAAACGCTTGACGATACGCATAGTCTGGCAGATCATCACACTCCAGGCCGCACGACGAATGCACAGCCTGGTTGACTTGATGCTTCCACTTGTCAAAGTCTGACCAGTGGGGAGCCCTCGATGACTTGTTCATTGCCTCATACCTTGTCAACGCATTGACAGCCTAAACAATCGTCATGTTGCTGTTAGCGTGCAACTGAATGTCCTTGATGTGCCACAACTCAGCGGGACGATACTCCTGGTTGTGCTCTTGCATGATGAGCAGCAGTGCCGTGAACGCTGCCATGCTCGTGAGCACAAGCACACGGGTGCCTTCGACAATCTGCTTCGCATCCAACAGCGGGAGAGCGGAGCCCACAAGCACGCAACCAAGCGCACGGATGGCACGGATGGCAGCGATTTTCAGCGGAACGGTGGGAGTGGACAGCGTAACCACCCAGCGGTAGGGACCAGCAGCGGCGCCAGTCTCTTGTGCGAGGCGATGCGCGACCATCACAGCGGCAGAGAACGGCGTCTGCACAACGGGATAGATGAGCTTGATGATATCCTGGGACATGAGACATTCCTTCGTCAATTGATTGACAGACATTACTACGCGGTAGTCCGTGTGTTGGTTACTTGCTTACACGGGTTAACTCCTTCTCGCTTATCCAATAAGATAGTAGCACACTCTCAATACGTTGTCAAGTCTATTAACATACAGCTAACAACACACGTAAACAGTGCCCCATATACAGCCCAAAGCGCCTGATGAAACGTCTGTCAATGCTTACCGCGCCCACAAGAGTTGTGCCAAACAAGCGCGCGTGCTGCCCTTTGACCAGACAGCACGCGGGCACGAACAAGGCACGAGCTAGGCACGACACAAGCACGAGCACGACACACGCAAGGCATGAGCATAAGCACGCAAGACACGAGCTAGCACTTGCACTTGCTTACCTCTTACTTGCACTTGCTTGCCCTTGCTTGCGCTGCACTTGCCTCTTACTTACCTCTTACTTACGCTGCACTTGCCTGCACTTGCGCTGCACTTGCTTGCCCACCCCGCGCCAGCCCACCCCGCGCCAGACGCTAGACGCAAAGAAGCCCCAACGCATTGCTGCGATGGGGCCAAGGTTGCGCGCGGGAAGTAGCAGGCTAGATGATTTGCACCCAGGTGATATAGCCATTCAATTCCAAATGATCGCGCAAGGTGTCAGCTTCACGACGTGAATTGTGATCGGTGTATTGCCTGCCAAAGCCGGCTTTATCCGACCATACACGATAGATAACTTTAACCAGCATGGGATGACGCTCCTAAAAAAATCCCGCACACCTTGCGATGTGCGGGAGAGTTTGCGTTGTGCAGGTTACGCCGTCTTGGCTGGCGCACTCACTTCTTTCGGTGCTTGTTCCGCCGCATTGCAGGCATTCACGATCTTCGCCAATTCCTGCAACGCAGCCCACCCATCCTTTCCGAAACTCTCGACGAGGTTCTGACGAGTGATCGGGCCCGCTTTCTTGTCTGCCTTCCACTCCGCCAGCACGTTGCCCACCGCGATGATTGCAGCCCGGACGTTCTCATAGCCCGCCCCGCCGCGATCATGCGGCGAAGGATTGGCGCTGCCATCCACGGTGGGCACGATGACGCTGCCAGGCGCGGCGCCGGGGGCGGCCGGCGTGACAGGCGTGACAGGCGTTGCGTTGGCCGGTGTCGCCGTTGGCTTAACGGTAGACCGCTTCTTCGCTACCACCGCTTGCAGCGTGAAGAGGTTCGCCATTGTGGGCATCAGCTTGTCTACGCTGAGGATATCAGGCGTTGCATCAGGCTTGGCAATCCAAACAATCGGGGCCTCCCGCTTGTTATCCAGGGCGACGGTCGGGCGAGCATTCTTGCCACTGGCGCGGATGGTCATTTGCGCGCGGTCAAACATTGACAAGGGCACGATAAAGAAGCCCGTCGATGCGTCGTAATGGCTGAGCCGGATGCCTGCCTTGTGCATTTCCGTAGCGCGCAAGATGGCCGCACCAATGCGAGCATACCGCGCGCGCCAAACATTGACGATGAAAGTGTCTTCGCCGTTTCCATCTTCTGCACGCGGCCGGGCACCGATCAGGCGTGTGATAGTCGCAGCCTTGAATGCCTTGAAAGACGCATTTGCCTCTTTCTCACTAAACATTTCCAGCAACGATGCGACAGGGGAGCCGAGGGCAACGTCATCGGCATGGATACGCAGGATAGTCGCGCAAAGCATGGAAAAAGCCTGCGATACGGTTGCCGATCCGATGGCGTATGCTTTTTCAGCGCTGGCATAGAGCGCGATCACAGCCGCAGTTGCGTCTTTGAAGGTAGCTTGCGCGCTGTTTGACATGTTAGCTTTGGTCATTGGAGTTACTCGCTTTCTTGTCTCGGCGTCATTGCCTGACCTAAAGATGATAGCACCATCTCAATACGTTGTCAAATGTCGTCACTCGCATGAAACACGCTGCGCCCTTGCTGCGTTTGCTCACTCGCCTGTCAATCGCTTGACACGGTATCCAGCACGCAAGCTAGCAAACATTGTGCAACGCAAACTGTGCAAGCAACCTAACACTAAGCTATGCGTTGCGTTGTTTGCGTATCATTCCGCTTTGTTCGTATGCCCTTGCACGCCTCTACGCTGCACGCTGAAGCCCCTTTGTGTTGGCATAGGCAATCATACACGACACTCATGCATGGCTTGTATGGGCTTGTATGAGCATTGCAGGCATATACGCATTGTGAAATGGTCACGGGTGCGACACAAGATGCTGCATTGCAACACACTAAGCAACTAGCAAAGTAACTAGCAATACATCCATGCTACCAATGCAACTATGCTTGCACTGTCAATCCATTGACACACTATATACCAAGTAACCATGCTTGCACGATGCTTGCTTACTTGGTGCTTACTTGTGCGTTGCTTGTGCTTTACTTGTGCTGCCCTTGCGTTGCGATGGGCTGCTATGGGATGCTCGATTGGTGGTCGATCCCGCCTCCCCACTCGCACACGCACGCAACGCCATTCCTGTCCTATACACGCACGAGGCATACCCCCCGGTGTTTCCAAAAGGCGGGCCTCGTTGTAATGGGCTAGCGGTGGGGGCACGTCAAACACTCCCCTATACAGTCAATGTATGCGTCAGTGTGCGCTTGCGCTGTAATTGGGCCTGTAAGTTGTAAGTTGTAAGTGGGCTTGTAATTGGGCCTACACAGTGTAGCCTACATAGTGTAATTGGACCTATGATGTTGCTTGCTTGTGCCTGTGTCTGCTGTCTATTGAGCTATCTTGTTGCTTGCTTGTTGCTGATCGTGCTGATCGTGGTGTCAATTCATTGACAGATAACATTGTTATGCTGTTGTTATAGACGTGAGTATAATTACGCAGGCTGTCAGTGAAAGGTCAGTTGACAAGGAGTGAAATACATGATATATTCTCTTCCTACCCCGAAGGGCACAGCAGGCAAGTAAGTAAGCGGGGCGGGCCGGGGCTGCTACATGTTGCTGCATATCGTCGTCGGCCTCTTGTTGTTGTGTTGTGTTGCTTGTTGTGTTGTCACTCATACTATAAAGGACATAACCATGACTCCTTGGCAAGCGTTTGAGATGTTTGCTGTGTTGGTTTATGTAGCAATAGTGCGTTTCCTTATCTGGGTATAATGCTCGTTGGTTCGTGCTGCTGTGCTGTTGTGCTGCTGTGCTGATGCTCGTGCTGTTGTGCTGTTGGTATGCTGTTGTAATGCACTCGCGCTGTTGTGCTGCTCTTGCTGTGCTCATCTTGTTACTAGCATGGCTATTGAGATAACGGCTGATCGTCAATCGCTTGTTGTTGTCGGTTGCTGCACTGATTGTCGGTTGTTGTTGTTGTCGGTGATTGCCTTGTTGCCGGTTGTTGCGATGATTGCTGGCTTGTTGCCGGTTTCCGGCTGCGCTTCGCTTGCCGGGCTAGGAGGCTTGCACACTTGACAAAAGCCTGATAAGCTGCCTTACCCTGGTGCTTGACCAGTCAACCCATTGATAAGGCTTACCATTCCATGACCACGTATGGGCTGAATAACGGCACAATTCCCTTCACAGGATACACGGGCACACTCGGCGTTGGCAGTGCTCTTACAGGTGCAGCAAGTGGCACAACCCTTTACAACAAGTTGTCACAGTCTGATCGCGCAATCATGCAACGTATGCGAAAGCTAGGCAATCGAAAGCTGCGGAACAAGTTTCGTGCTTTGATTGTCGGTGATACTGGAACCACTGTCACCAACAGTATCTTTCGTGTGCAGGGGCCAACTGATCCCAACCTCATTGGTGGGCTTAGTCTTATGAAGTCCTTTGATACATCCATTACAGCAACGGCGGCAGACAAGACAGCATTGACCGCACTACTCTTGCTTCAGCAGGGTGCATATACATATGTCGCTGACGCAAGCGGCAATGGGCGTGGTCAGTTGCGTGCCTGACTTCTTTGATGGTCGGCCGATGGTAAGTAAAACCAAAGGCACATCCGGCTATCATCAATTAAAGCGGCGTCTTAAGTCTCGTGATGCTGCGAGATTAAACGCCCTTACAGCTTCGATGGTGCAAGGGAATGTAGGTGCTTTGGCATCTGCATCCTTTACGCATGTTCGAGGCGATACACCTGTTGCTGTAAACTTCACTACAAATGCTCATCGTATCAACGGTGGTTTGCGCGTGATGACTACTGTGTCTGTCATCAATCGTGTGACAACCTATCCCGATCAAGATGCAGTAGTAGAAGTGTTTGGTGAGTTTCGTCCGCTGCCAGAGATTAGGAACTACTTCGAGCTTCATACAGGCGATGAGACAACCACAGGAATTAGGTATGCGAATGTTGCGCTGGTTCCATCATTGTATAGACTTGATGTAAACTTCT